CAGTATTTGTTAGACCCTTACAAAATTAGCGTTATATCATGAACCCCGGATTGATGGATGAATTGGTCACGGTGGAACAATATTCCATGACAACGGATTCCAACACCGGTGAAAAGTTGCAATCATGGACGACCTATTCAACCCCGTGGGCAAGGATTCAAGAAAACGAATCGGGTTCAGAAACCGTTGATGCAGATAGGAGAGAACACAAACAAACAGTTTTATTCACCGTTCGTTATGATTCCGGCATCAACCCAAAAATGCGCATTCTTTGGGAATCGAAATATTACAACATTATCAACATTGCGGATTTGGAACGCCGGATGTATTTGAAAATTCAAACTGAATTGGTCGAATGAAAAATTTGAAAGGCTTGGGCGAAACCATCATGGCGTTGGAAAAAATTGGTGTTGGATTAGACACCGAAAAATTGCGCGCGCAGATTCGTCAAGAAGCGCAACCAATTATTGACACCGCGCGGTCACTTGCCCCAATGGGCGAAGGCGACATCCGAAATTCAATTGGGTTTATTACAAATCAAGATTCAAAATTTAAATATACTGTATTAATTGCGCCGAGAATGGAAATGGAAAACGCATACAAGGCCATTTGGTTTGAATTTGGAACATCACCCCGATTTACCAAAAACGGATCATTTAGGGGCGCAATTCAGGCAAAACCATTTATGCGCCCGGCGTTTGACATGCACAAAACAAGAATTGCCGAGGCAATAACCGAAAACATAAGAAAGGATGTTGTTGAATTGGCAAAAAAATATAATATCACAACCAAATAAAAAAAATAAAAAAATAATATCATGGCTACAACTGGAATTACCAACGGAACGCTGATTGCAATTTACAAAGACATCAGCGGCACATTGACCAAAATCGCAAACGCGACATCAAACGATTTTTCAATCACCAAAGACATGATTGAAACCACCAACAAGGATTCAGCCGGTGCGAAAGAATACATCGCGGGCGAATACGGGTACACCATGAGTGTTGAAGGTATGTTCGAAGAAGATGCAAGCGTTGGCGCGGGCATCAGCTGGAAAGAAATCATCACCGATTTGTTGGCCGGCACATCCGTGACAATCGTGATGACATCCAATGTTAGCGGCGATTTGAAATTGAGCGGATCAGCATTTTTCAACGAATTAAATTTGACCGCCCCACAAAACGATGTTGCGACATTCACTGCATCAATTCAGGGGACGGGCGCATTGACCGTTGGAACAATTTAATTTTGAATTTGTTGCGTATATTCGCGACATGAACACGATTACAATCGGGGGTGTTCAACACCCCCTTTTTTTTAACATGCGCGCCATTGAAAACATAATGGCCGAATTTAATTTGGAGGATTTCACGCAGTTGGGCGAAAACATGACGGCCAACAACATTGCACATTCATTGAAATTTGCGCGAGCATGCGCATATTTTGGGATTCAATCCGGTTGCAAAAAGCAAGGTCAAAAATTCCCATTTGTGGATATTGATGATTTTGCAGATGCCATCGAATCATTTAGCGAAATCGAACCCGTAATTTTGCAATTCACCAAAGCGGTCGAAGAATTTTTTAAACCCCGTCAAGGCACATCGGAAACGGTGGGAAAGTAGATTCGGCCAAATCTGAATCCCTAACATTTGACCGATTACGCGAAATCGCATTTGGCGAAATGGGAATGGATGACGCATCGTTTGATGATTGCCATCCAAAATATTTTCGTTTACGCTTGTTTGGCATGAGAAATGCCCAAGAACAACAATACCGAAATCAATGGGAATTGTCCCGGTGGATGGCGGCAACGATGATTTCGCCACATTTGAAAAAGCCAATCAGCCCACAAAAGTTGATGAAATTCCCGTGGGAAAAATCAAACCATGACGATATTGTTGCAAAGGTTACGCGCTATGCGGATATATTTGCGAAGTTGACACCGCCCGCCGAAGCATGAAAGCAATAAACGCCATTTACAATGTTTTATCCAACAATTCCGCATTGACGGCCGTTGTTGGCACGAACATAAACCCATTGCGCATTGTGCAAGGTGTTCCATATCCGGGCATCACAATTCGCGTCACAGCGGTGACACCGCATCCATCCAAATCCGGTCATTCAAAAACGGATTGGGCGAATGTTGAAGTTAACATATATGCGACAACATACACGCAATGTGTTCAAATTGCAGATTTGACGCGCACGGCATTGGAGGTGACAACACCGGGGACATTCAACGGGGTGTATACATGGGAAATCGAATACATGAGCGAATCCCATTTGACCGATGACAATTCCGAAGAATACGGCGTCTATCAAATTATTCAAGATTATTCAATAAGTTACAACCGCTGATGGCATTAAGTGCGATTAATATTGTTTTAAATGCGGTCACGGATCTATTCAATAGAGATGTGAAGGCCGCGGCCGATACGATGGAAAAGTCATCGGCCAAAATGCAGCAAAGCGCAAACAAAGCCGGTCAAGCCATTGAACAATCATTGGGGTCGGGCCAATTGCGCCAAAAGATTGCAGCCGTCACGGCCGAAATTGACGAACAAAAACAAATCACCCGTGAATTCATGATGGAATTGGAAAAGTTGCGCCAAAAGCGTGACACCATGTCGAAAATGGATGTTCAGGGTCAAAAGCGAGTTCGTCAAGAAATCGAACAAACCAAAGCGGCAATCAAAGACCAGTCAATCGCCGTTTCTGAATTGACTGCAAAAAAACAAGGATTCACCCAACAATTAGGAATCACGAATCAAACATTGGGTGGAACACGCGCCGCATTGAATGGGTTGGCCACATCATTTTCATCAGTTAGTTCAATTATCGCAATTGTCGCAGACGACAACAAAGCGTTGCGCAACACATTGATGGGTTTGAACGCGGCATTGAATTTCAGCGCGGCCGTCATGCAAGTCAAAGATTTGCAATCCCAATTTGGTGGGTTAACAAAGTTTTTGGCCAATCCATTTGTTATTGCCACGGTTGCCATTGGCGCAGCCGTTGCCGCCATTTATGCGTTTTCGGATGGTTTGGATGGGGTGAATGAAAAAGTCAAGGAGGCGCAAAAACAACAATCCGAATACAACAAACAAATCCGTGATTTTGCCACAAAGATTCAAGAATTGGGCGAAACGGAATTGGAAACGAATAAACGCCGTTTAGAAGAAACGCAAAGAATGCGCAAAAAATACAACGACAACATGCGATTGTTGTTTGATGATTTGACACGCGCAGAAGGCGAAGAAGATAGGGCCGCAATCAGAACAAAGATTCAAGCCGCAACGGCAAAGTTGACCGAACTTGAATACCTTGAAAAATCGTATCAAAAAAACATTGAAGCGATAAACAAAGAAGCGACCGACAAACAAGCCAAATTGGATTCCGAAGCGGCAAAAAAACAAAGCCAAAGGCGAAAAACTGCATTGGCTGAAATTAAAAAAAGCGCAGAAGAAGTCAAAAAAGTTGAGGCCGATTTGATTGAGTGGTTGGACAAAAAGCGTTTTGAAGGTGGTGAAAAAGCAAAAAAGAAAGCGGCCGAAGATTTAAAACAATTAACCGGTGCAAATCTGATTGGCGGGACGGCCGTTGCGCCCGTTTTGGTTCAAGTTAAAATTGACCCGAAGTCATATTCACAAATCGTTCAGGATTTTGACAATCTAATGGTTCAAATGGCAGCCGCCGTTGAAAAATTGGGCGAAGATATGGCCGTAACATTAGGTGAAACGCTTGGAAATGCGTTGGCGGGTCAAGGAAACGGCATCGAAGGGTTTGTCCGTTCAGTTGTTGGGCAATTGGGTGAATTTGTTAAAACAGTCGGCAAAATGTTGATTGCATACGGCATAAGCGTTGAAAAATTCAAAACGGCGTTTGTTCAACCGGAAGCCGCGGTGGTTGCCGGTATTGCGATGGTTGCGTTAGGTACGGCGGTTGCAAGTCAAATGAGAACCGGCCCAAGCGTTAGCGCGTTTGCCGATGGTGGTATTGTAAGCGGACCAACATTGGGTTTGATGGGTGAATATCCCGGCGCGCGCAGCAACCCGGAAGTCATTGCACCTTTGGACAAATTAAAAACATTGATGAAGCCCGAACAATCATCCGGTTATGTTGCGCAAACGCACATCAGCGGACGCGATTTGGCCATCGTTTTGGAAAGATACAATAAAGATTCACGGCGCGGATAATGGCAAGGATTTACAAAGGTTCGTTTTTATCAATTACAAATGTTGAATACCGGGTTGAATTATGGGATTCATCATCAGGCACAACACCGGAAATTGTTGCGCGTTTATACAATGCGCGGGTTCAATCAGCCGGCGGGTATATTGAAGGCGAAACATGTTGTTTTGACAAATTAGACGCATTGAATTCATCGGTTGAATTAACATTGGCCGGTGATGGAATCAGCATTGAAAGGCAAGGCGAATCAGATTCAGTTTATAGCAATTTTATCAGACCATCACGGGCAATTGCCCAATGGGTGATGCCGGATCAAAACACATTAGATGATTTTGTCGGCATTCAAACCGAAGCGGAAACCGCATGGGCGATGTTAATATATCGCAATGATTCATTGATTCATGTTGGCCGCGTATTGGCCGACCAAATGACGCGATTGCGCGAATCCATACAAAGCAAACCAATCATTGATTTGGTGGCTGTGGATGGCCTTGAATTGATGGATGGGTACAAAGTGCAATCATCATGGTTTTCGGATGAATACATCACAATCAACCAGTTGTTTCGCCGTTGTTTGGACACATTGGATTTGTCGGATTATTGGGTTGTCAATGGAACGCCGCAACAATATTTGTATGATGGCACATTGTTAAACGAAGATAGTGCGGCCCGATTAGGGTTTGACATGTATAAACTTTTTGAATATACATTTTTGGAAAATTTTGATCCGTTTACTGATGTCAAAGTTATTGACACGGTTGGATGGCAAATTGAACCAAATT